CCGCGTAAATTCAGTAAGACAACAAGTGTAGCGAGTCTTTCGATTAACGATTTGTTGTTCGGTGATGCGAACGCACAAACATACGTTGCTGCAAACTCATATAATCAGGCGAAAGTTTGTTTTGATGAAATACGTAATATTTTAAAGTCTCTCGATCCGAAGTTTAGACACTTCAAAATTAATCGAGAAATCATATATAACCGCATAAAGGGAAAAACCTCTTTTGCCCGTTGCCTTGCCTCTAACCCGGATAAATTAGACGGACTTAACGCAAGCATGGTAATAGTGGACGAGTATTCGCAAGCCGATAGCGCCGCGTTGAAGAATGTATTAACTTCCTCAATGGGCGCACGGCTCAACCCTTTAACCGTAGTTATTACGACCGCCTCTGACAAAGAGACAGCGCCGTTTGTGGAGATGCTGAAAATGTATAAAGCGATCCTACGCGGTGAGATCGAAAACGATTCGATATTTGCGCACATTTTTGAACCGGATATAGACGACGAAGAAGGGGACCCGGCGACATGGCGAAAGGTTCAGCCACACATGGGTATAACTGTTTATGAGGATTTTTATATAGACGCCTATCAAAAGGCTTTATACAGTGCGCCGGACGCATTGGAGTTTCGGACGAAGTTACTTAATGTGTTTGCAGTTGATTCGACAACGAAATGGATCGAGGCGAAGCAGATCGAAGAACGATTCAAAGGTATTAGCATAGAGAATATCGGTACTTATCCGCTTACGATGGCGGCGGTTGATTTATCCGTTCGAGACGACTTTTCTACGGTTACCTATAATATCTATTCGAAAGAAGGCGGCTCTTTTCATTCGCATACGGATTACTATTTTCCGAAAGGAGCTTTAAAGGATCATCCGAATCGGGAACTCTACGAAGGTTGGGCGGAAGCAGGGTATTTGATTCTTTGTGATGGCGATATTATCGACTATCAGCAAATAGTAAACGATATATTATCACGGGCGAAGTATTTGCAAATTATGGGTATCGGTTATGATCCGTATAAATCGGCTGAATTTGTGAATCTACTTTCTTATTCGGTCGGTAGTGCAAGCGAATATATTAAGCCTGTCAAACAGACATACGGGACGTTTACGAGTCCGATAGAATCGTTTGAACTAGCCTTGTATCGGAATAAAATCACATTCGATCCGAACCCTATTACGCCGTACTGCTTCTCAAATGCAGTACTAGACGAAGATCGGAACATGAATAAAAAGCCTGTTAAGAAAACACATAACGCAAAGATTGATTCGACGATAACAAACCTAATGACATTTCATTTATTCAATAATTACACCGAGTAACACGATAAGACTATGGCATTTGAACTTAATTTAAGAATAGGACGCAACAGAGAGGAAAAACGATCTCTGCCGTCCGAAGAGGAAAAAATAGTAGAAGTTAGAGACAAAACAGCTAGGGAGCAACCTGTTTCAGTAAAGTCCCCCGAACAGGCTATGCGGTTATCGACCGCGTTTAGATGTACTGATATTCTTTCTGGTACTATTGCTTCTCTGCCGCTATACATCAAACGTAAAGAAGATGCCGGAAACTACAAGGTAGATGCCGAAAACGAGTTGCATTATCTGCTGACTAAAAAACCGAATAAGCGCATGAACAGTTACGACTTAATATGCAATGCGATTATTCAAATGGTTAATCGTGGTAATTCATATATCTTTATCAAGAGAATGTTCGGAGATACGGCAGAATTAATACTTTGCTCAAATAACTCTGTTACATACGATATATACAGGGACGAATATACTATTTGTGATGTAATAAATAGGATATACGGTACTTATCCGGCTGAAAGTATTATTCATCTGAAAAATAAGAGTCTCGATGGTGGGTATACAGGTGTTAGCACGATCACGTATGCAAGCACGGTTCTTTCGGTTTCTGCTAGTGCTGATAATCAGAGTTTGCGTACTTTTCAGAATGGGAGTAAGATTAAAGGTATTATTTCTGGTGTCAAAGGTGGGGGAAAGGGACTTTCTTCTGTTGGCGATAAACAGACTTCCGACGTAGCGGACCGAGTGGAAAAAGACTTTAATAACGGGAGGGATATAACTTCCGTGAGCGAGGACATGACTTTTACACAACTTTCAATAACTCCGGCTGACGCTCAGCTACTAGAAACTAAAAAGTTTTCCGTATTTGATATTTGCCGTTTTTATGGTGTTCACCCAGACAAAGTATTTGCCGGACAATCTACCAATTACAAGGCTTCCGAAATGAGTCAAGTCGCGTTCTTGTCTGACACACTCGATCCTATATTGTGTCGGATCGAGGCTGAATTTAACGCAAAGTTGATACCTAGAACTGTTTCTGGTATTTATAAAATAGAATTTGATCGTAAAGCCTTGTATAAAACAGACATAGCCACACAAACGGCTTGTATGGAGAAGGAAATACAATACGGCGTGTCAACGGTGAACGAATGGCGTGTAAGCCGTGAAGATAAAGCGCCTATAAATGGCGGTGACATTGCGTTTATGTCCTGTAATGTCGCTCCGATTGACTCTCCTAAGATTAAGGGTGAGATTAGTATTGAAAAAGACGAGCTACCAAAAACAAACGAAAAAAACATAGAGTAAAAAGCAATGGAAATAAGGAGTTTTACAGAGCTAGGCGCACCTAAATTATCGGAGGGTAGAGTTATTGAGGGGTACGCTGTTGTTTTTGGGAAAGAAAGTCGTGTGATGTATGACGAGGAAAGGAAACGCTTTTTTATTGAGGTTATCGAACATGGTGCAGCAACCGAAGAACTTATAACCCGATGCGATATAAAGGCGGTACTAGAACACGATAAACATAGGCTTTTGGCTAGATGCCGTTACGGTTCCGGGTCACTCGAATTAAATTTTGATGAATATGGCTTGAAATACCGATTCGAGGCTCCATGTACTAGCGACGGGAATTTTGCTTATGAAATGATAAAACGGGGAGACATATTCGGATCGTCTTTCGCTTATTACACTGATGATAAGGATAAAAGTAAAGTTTCATATACAATGAAAGATGGGATGCTGTTGCGTACAGTACACAAGATTGATTATATATCTGATATTTCCCCTGTTTCAGACCCTGCCTTTTTTGGTACAGATGTAACAGTTAGAAGCCTTGAAAATATAGAACAGCTTCTTAATGGTGACACAAATAGTGATTATTTATCCGAAATAGAAAACTTAGAAAAATTTATTTGACATGACAAAACTAGAAGAAGTAGCTCTGCTTAAAGAGCAAATGAGAGATCTGTTATCACAAGCAAAAACAGAAAAAAGAAGTCTGACAGACGAAGAGCAGACTAAATTCAACGAGTTAATGACTCGTAAAAATCAGATCGTTATTGACGAGACTCTTAGAAGTCTGGAAAGTAGCAAATCTGTAATTTTACCGGAAAACAAAAGAGCTATCTTTGCAAAGGCTTTATATGACGTTTGTAATCATCGTTCTTTGGAAGAATACGGGAATTTTGCTGATGCAAAGGGACTTAATTTCTCTATGCGTGCGGAGGGTGATCCTGTGAGAACAAGTTCAACCGATGCCGCTCCGATGATCCCGACAACAATCGGCGATATTATCGAACCGCTTGAAAAGGGACTTATTGTTAATAAGTTGGGTATTAAGATGCAATACGGTTTAATTGGCGAATTGATGTTTCCGACATTGGCGGCTGTAGAAGCTACAATTGAAGGAGAGAACACCAAAATAAATCCGACAAAACTGGATATTGGTAATTTAAAGGCGCATCCGTGGCGTTTGGGTATTTCTATCCCATTGTCTAACGACGCAATTGATCAGACAAACGATGCTTTGTTTGATGTCACCGTTAAACAATTGTCTTTGTCAACTGCTCGTACATTGAATAAGATTATGTTTGCCGGAGAAAAGCAGGGACTTGCCTCAAAAGGTGTGTTTGTGAAAGATTCTCCGACAGTGGAGTATGAAGTTGCTCCCACATTCGAGGACGTTGTAGCGCTAGAAACCGCAGTAATGGATGAAAACGTAGATGTTACTGACGGAACGGCAGCATATATTTGCAGTCCGAAAATGTGCGGTAAATTAAAAACTACACGCATTGAAAAAGGTTCTCCCGAAATGGTTCTTAAAGACGGGATGATGAATGGCTATCCGGTGTACATGACTAATTACATGGGTGCGGATGAACTCGGCTTCGGTGTCTTTTCGAACGTTGGTATCGGGCAATGGGGAAAAATTCGAATGACTATTGACGATGTGACTCTAGCAGACACTAACGAAACGAAGTTTACGCTAAACTCAAAGTATGACATTGTTGTAGCTCGCCCAGAGGCATTCGCAATCGCGAAGAAGAAAGCGGTTGCAAAAGCTGCAAAAGCATAACACACTACTAACTACTTAAAAACGAAAAGGCTTTGGCTTCATAGCCTTAGCCTTTTTTCATACTTATAATTATGCCACAATACGTAACACTCGAAGAACTCAAACAGCATTTAAACGTTGATTTTGATACGGACGATACATATATAACCGAACTTATTGAACCTGTTCAACTTGTAATAGAGGCGTATTTAAACGCTCCGTTGGAAGGTTTTGTAAAGGATGGAAAAATAGACCGTCGTATCTGGCACGCGATCCGCATACTTATAGCTAATTACTACGCAAATCGCGAATCGGTAACATTTGCTACTCCGCAAGTTATTCCGGGACATGTAGAACTATTGTTGCAACCTTTAAAACGATACACATAATGCAAGCGGGATTATTAAACGAAATGATCGGCTTTTATCGTAGTGAATCAATCCGGGATAGCCTCGGCGGTACGTCTGAAAGTTGGGTGAAAGTATTCGATAAGCGTGCGTATATCCGTTTTAAGTCTGGTGCGCGAAAGGAGGCTAACGGCGAAATCTATAATACGACCGTAAACACGATAATGATTCGTATTTGTAAAGAGATCAACGCTAAAATGCGGCTCGAATACGACGGGCAGAAATACAAGATTCTATCTATCAATCACGACCGGAAGCAGCAAGCGACGGTTATAGAAGCGGAGGTAATCAATGAGTAATGACAACTACACCGGACGGAACTTATATCGCGTCGAAGTGGAGGCGAAAAAGGTAAACGAATTGCTAGACCGTTTAAATGACGATGAAGCAAAGAAAGCGATTAAATCAGCATTGAGAAGGTCTATTCTCATCATTCGCAAACAGGCGCAGGAAAATTTAGTTTCTGCTGTTACAGACGCGGAGTTTTCGAGTACAAAGAATGGATCGACATTCAAGCCGTTAAAGAATGAGATAAACATAGCTGTTTACCGTAATGCCTCCGGCGCACGTGTTGACTTAATCGACAGACGAAAGAAAGGATCGCGAGCATATATGCTGAAATGGTTCGAATTTGGAACGAAAGAACGAGCTACCAAAAAAGGAGCGAATAGAGGTATTATAAATGCTTCTCACTTCTTTTCTAATGCAGTCAAATCGAAGCAGAAAGAAGCGGAGGACTCACTAGAGCAAAATATAATTGATTCAATAATGAAAATAGCAAATAAGAAGAAATGAGTTTATCAATAGGCGCACACGTATATAAGAAACTAAGCGATTCTACGGAGTTGGCAAAGTTGGTTACTGATAAAATCTATGCGATCTCAACCAAAACGGAAACATCTTTTCCGTTCGTAATCTACAAACGTAGCTCTCTAGTACCGGAGTATACAAAAGATCGTTATGGGACCGGGGATACTGTTTCGGTTGAGATCGTTGTAGCTAGCGACAATTATCTGAACTCTATTACTATCGCGGAGGAAGTGCGCAGATCATTAGAGAATAAGCGAGGAAGCTACGGCAGTTTCGACGTGATCGACGCGAAGTTAATGAGTGCGGACGAAGATTTTATTGAAGATACTTTCATTCAGCGTCTCGTATTTTCTTTTAAAACAGAATAACTAACAAATAAAACACGATTAAAATTATGAGTAAAGCAAAAGAAGTATTAGGAAAGGACTTGATGTTATTTGTAGAAACTAAGGCGCTAGCTTTGGCGACTTCCTGCAAATTAGGTTTGTCGGCTGAAACTATCGACACGCAAAGTAAGGACTCCGGCATTTGGACGGAAAAGGACATTAAAAAACTGTCTTGGAACGCTTCGAGTGATAACTTGTTTAGTGCTGACGCTGACGCGAATAGCTACGATAAGTTGTTTGCCTTGTTTATTGCGCATAAACCTGTTACGTTGAATTTTGGCATTATAGCTAATGCAGACGTAAACGAAATGCCCGCCGATGGTTGGACGCTTTCGCCCGGTTCCTATACAGGAAAGGCTGTTATTACTTCACTAGAAGCAAATGCGCCAGACGGAGATAAGGCGACTTTCTCGATTTCTTTCGAAGGTACGGGACCGATTAAAAAAGCAACTTCCGCGCCCGCTAGTAAATAATCATGAGCGGCGTTTTGCCGCTCTAAAATCACTATCAATGAAAACAATATCAATTAACGGGAAAGAATTTACATTAAAATATTCGCTTCGGGCGTTTTTCATCTTTGAAAATCTATCCGGCTATCCGTTCCAATTCGGTAAAATGATAGACGAATTTCTTTTGTTTTATTCGTTACTACTTGCAAATAATGAATCGTTTACAATGGAATTTGACGAGTTTATAGATTCGTGCGAAAACGATCTGACATTATTCAATCAGTTTAAAGCTCTCCTTTTGGATGAGATTAAACTACGTTCACAGTCGGCAGGAAATGGCGTAAAAAAAAAGAAGGTGACGACGCGGAAGAAAAAGCAGTAAGTATTCGCGAACTCTATTCGCGTGTTGTCGGAGAGGGTGGGATCGCTCCCGATTACTTCCTCGATAAAATGGACTTTATCGAGGCCGAATCGTTTCTGGACGGATTGAATCGACGTAATCGCGAATCATGGGAACAAACTAGATTGTTAGGCTACATCATAGCGCAGTCGAATAGCACTAAAACGCTAAAGCAAACCGATATACTCCGTTTTCCGTGGGATGAAGAAGAGAAGAAAGATACTAGCGTAACTAATGAGGATATGAAACGGCTTAGAGCTAAAGCGAAAGCATTAGAATCACAATTAAACACGAATAAAGATGTCTGATATAGTAACAAGATTATTGCTTAAAACAAATGACTTTGACGCGAATCTAAATAAGTCGAAGAAGAATGTAAACGGGTTTCAAAGCGACATCGCTAAAATGTCCGGCGTTGCAGTATCGGGAGTTATGAAGTTTGCCGGAGTTCTCGGTATTGCTGTAACTGCTTCGGAAGGGTTCAATAAAGTAATGAATAGCAGTCAGACGCTAGGGGATGAATACGCCCGTACTATGGATGGCTTAAAAGGTGGTGTGGATCAATTTTTTTACTCTATCGGTAGTGGAGACTGGACACCGTTCATGAGCGGATTATCCGAAACTATACGGCTAGCGCGGGAAGCATACAACGCGATGGATCAATTAGGAAATACTAAAATGTCATTTTCTTATTTCGACGCAAAGAACCAAGCAATAGTACAGGAGCAAATAACTATCTTAAAAGACAAGGATTCAACAGAAGAACAAAAGAAAGCAGCTAGGGAGCTATTAGACAAGACACTGAAAGATCAAGACGAAATAGTCGGTCAATACAAACGAAGGAGTAATAATGCGGTACAGGCGATGGTAAAGGCTGCTATAGGGCTTGACGGTGTGGATGTTTCGGGGATAGACATAGATAAAGTGCTAAAATTAGACGTATCTTCAGCAGGTGATGAACAAAAGGCACAATTAGCAAAACAGTACAAAGACTTCGTAGATGAATACGACCGTTTGAAAGCCAAATTCACAACTTACGAAACTGTTGGTTCTGGGATGAATGTACACACAGTTGCGACTACAGACGCAAAAGCTTTAGGAGAGGCAATAAGCCCGATGTTGGCAAAGTATCAAGATGCAATACAATATAACGCGATTTTAGTAAAGAAGAGTGATGAATGGTTACAGAATTTGATCAATGTCTCGGCGGCGGCAGAGGCGGCAGGTCGGAACCTATCTAGTATGACAAAAGCGGCAAATCGCGCCTCTCAATCTGGTACAGGTGGAAATCCGCCTAAAGAAAAACCAAAAGAGGGGTCTATAGCTTGGTATGACTCCGAAATCTCTGATCTAAATAAGAAACTTATTGCTGAAACCGACATGCAAGCGCGTGCAACGATTCAAGCAACAATAAACGAGCTAGAACAAAAGAAGGTCAAACTCAAATTTGTAGTCGATCAAGAGGCGTTCAAAATCGCTCACGGTGAGATGAAAGACGGCGCTTTGCCGATTCCTATCAAGCCTACATACGATAAAGTTCCGACACACGGGAAGAACGGCAAAGATTTTAAGTTACCTAAACACGATCCACTTTTTAAAAAAGAAGATATAGACTTGAATCAAGAATACGCCGAATCGCTTGCAAATATTAGTGGAGTCGTTGGGAGTATGTCGGGACTATTCGATGATAATACGGCTTCTGTCTTACAATGGGGAGTTAGCTTTCTGTCAACTGTCGGGCAAGCTATTCCGAAGATACTTGAAATGTCTGGTGTGAAACAAGCGGATACAATAGTTACTAATGAGAATACGACTGCTGAGTTAGCTAATGGTGCATCAAGGGTTATTTCAGCTCACGCAGGAATCCCCTTTGTCGGTATTGCTCTAGGTTTGGCGGGTGTTGCTGCTATTATTGCCGCTATGTCAAGCATGCCGAAGTACGCAACGGGTGGTATTGTTCCGGGTACATCGTTTACAGGTGATAAGGTTCCGGCTTTATTGAATAGCGGCGAAATGATATTGAACGGGTCGCAGCAAAGTAATCTGTTTCGTATGCTTAATTCGGGTTTGTACGGTTCGCTATCGCAGAAAATTGCACCGAGTGGAAACGATGATATTCGCTTATATAGCGATGTTGAAATAAAAGGAGATCGCATATTTTTAGCATTACATAATCACATCAAGAAAACAGGCAAAAGACTATGGTAAACTACGGTACAATATACACACTTCCTTTCAAATCTCGAAAGGAAGTTTCTTATTTGATTGAGATACAAAAGGAAAACTATACGGGCGATTCTGTTGAGTTGGTCGGTAGCGGTAGTTCTCCTTTCTCTGTTTCTATTGAGGACGAAGATTTCTTGTATGTTCCTACTCGATTCTCAAAAGCGGTGATTCGTGTTGTGGGTGGTGATTATTTGCAAAGTTTATATTCTACCGGGTATCAACAGTATAGGGTGAATTTTAAACGTGAAAATAACATTGTTTGGACGGGATTTGTAAAGCCGGAACTTTATACGCAGGATTATACATCTACCAAATTCGAGCTAGAAATAGACTGCATTTCTGCAATGGGTACGCTAGAATATATCAATTATAAACAGGGTAGGAGTGATACTAGAAGTTTTATAAGCATCTGGGAGTTATTAAAAATGTTCATATCTGAGTCTCGCGGGTGTTATTCCTCCGTCTTTATTCCTCATGTGTACGCTAAAGATCAATCTAGTTATAATAAAGAATCAAACATATTAAAGGAGTTAACGATCAGCGAACAAAACTTCTTTGACGAGGACGACAAGGCGATGACATTAAAAGAGGTTTTAGAAGAAACTTGTAAGTTTTTGAATTGGACCTGTGTAGATTGGTTGGGAAATTTATATTTTGTTGATGTAGACCATAAAGAAACATACCATGAGTACAATCTTGATATGACATCTTTTACTCGGCAGTCCCCTAACCGATTCAAAGTTTCCGAGATTGGTTTTGCGGGTTCAGAGCACTTCCTTGATATTCTTCCCGGCTATAACAAAACGACAATAAAGTGTAGTAATTATTGTTACAACGATATTATCTCGGAGGAAGAATTTAAGAAGTTGAGTACGTTTGCTGAAAGGAAAACCTATAATTATAAACAGTATTATGAAACAAGGCAGTATCTAAAGAGCAAGGTGTTTAAACTCCCACGCTATGAGAATCTCAATGATAATAAGCCTTATTGTAATTTAGTAGACGAGAGCGTAATCAATGTGTACATAGACGAACCGACACAATATTTTCTAGGTGGTTATTGTGCCAAGCGGTGTGAGTACGAAGTGAATGACGGCAAACCAAATATCACTGACTATAATTGGGAATATCTTTATCAGTTTAAATTAGTATCGGATTATAAATATACTTCGGTGGTGAATCAGCAGCAGATAACTACTGCTAAACAATTAGGAACAGGATCGCCGCTGTTAAAGTTCCAAGATAATAAGCCTATTAAGTATTTTGATGGAGCTTTCGGTATTAGTATGTCGTATAGTCATCCATTGAATGCAAGTAATATGACATCGTACGAGAAATATAATTCTGGTGGTGTCTTTGGTACAGAGATAGCATGTAGATTAATTGTAGGTGACTACTACTATACCAACAATGGATGGGTTAAATCAGCAAATAAACCGACGGGGCTAGATTTAACTTTTGATTTGAACTTTAATTTAAAGAAGCCGGATGAATGGGTAAAAAATGAAAATACTAAAACGCTAAGTATGCCCTACGAAGGTTTGACCGGATACGTGATCGAAATACCAAGCAATATTAATCTGTTCGGACAATTAGAGTTTGAAATTCTAAAAAAAGTATGGCTCCCGGAAGGAGTCTCCGGCTATGGCTTTTTCTTGAAAGATATAAAAATAGATTTTAAAAAGAAGGTCATAGACAATGATAACATCGAAGAGAATAATTCGGATCGAATCTATGAGAATGTAGTGAATGAAAGCTATATTAATCCTCTTGATGAAATAGAATTTAAAATATCAAGTTACAATAATGATGGAGCGTGTTACAGTAAGGTAATGTTAGGGAGTGACTATTTAAGGGATAATCTTTATTCATCCATCGAAAACGCTTTAGTACGTCCAGAAGAGCAACTAATAAGAAGGATTATTAACCAATACGGAGCTACCAAAATAAAGCTAACACAGGTATTAAAGAATAGCGAATCTATTACGCCTATATCTGTGATCTCAGACAATTATATGAATGGGAAAAACTTCATTGTTACAGGTGGTGAAATAGATTTTGCAGCAGAACAGTTCACTTGTAAAATGATACAAACTAATGGCTATACAAATAAAGAATAAGGCTATCCCTGCATTGCCACGATCAAAGAACTATCCCGTCGGGACTACTATATTTAATTCCGGCGGTGGTTCTCAATCTTCTTCTAGTTCCGGTCCTGTTTCCGATACGGGATTAACAAAAGAAATTCGTGTCAATGCGCCTCAGACCGGGCACATATCACCGGGCGCTATCTTTAAGCAGGGTACGGGGTATGAGCAAATATTTCGCAAAATGCTATATAAACCTGTTCCTGCCACACTTGTAGGTAAGCTATCGACAGCAAACGATGTAGAGTACGGATCGGCAAAGGGTGTACTTACTTATACGGCAACACGCAACGATAACGGCGCTATGATTAAATCGTATTATGATGACAACGAAGAGAATGTACTAGAGTTCTCTTCGGAAGTCAATGCTGCACAAACAGCGATACGTCGCCTTACAGGGAATTATACGAAGGGAGAAACCTATACCGCTACGGCTGTTTTTGCCGCGAGTGATGATTTGGACGAAATAACTTTGAATAGTAAGATTAGTGTTAATGTACTCCGTAAATGGTTTGCGGGTGTATGCAGCTCTATTCCTCAAACATCCGACGATGTGCGCTCGCTTGTTAGTTGCGGCTTGTACGGCGGTTCCGGAACGTTCAAATTCCCTGTCGGGCAATGGAAGATAGTAGTTATATGTGTGCCCGCCAATACTATTAAAGAGATTACTATAGCATCATCATACGGAAATTTTATAGAGAACGAGAAAGTATGTAAAGGTCCGATTTCTATTTCTGTAGAAGGAGCTAACAGGAGTGAAGCGATAGATTATAAAATGTGGGTTATTCAGACGCAGGGCTTGAACGACCCGGATTCATTTACTTTTAAAACAATTTGATATGGTAAAAATAAACGGAAGTTCTTTCCCGCACCAGTACAGACGCACTAATTCGTTTCCTATTGATTCGACGGAAACATGGACTACCATAGAGGATGCGACTGCTTATGCACGCAATACGGATGCAGAACCATATTTACCTTATTCCGGTCAAGTAATATCCATAGAGGGAGAACAGAGTATATATGTATTGGTAGAGGATGAAACTATTTCAAAAGAGGATGGCAGGGAACATTTTAAACTGCACAAAATTTCTACGGAAGAGGTAGCAGACGGTAAATATTTAAGTAAGATCATAGAGGATACAGCCGAGAAGCTTATTCACTTTAAAGGTGGGATAGATGTAATAGGCGCTCTAGCGGCGGTTATCGCTAAATTTTCCGGTGATATTTCTTCTGCTAATTATGTGTCTAAGTTGCTAGGGTGGATTATTAAGGCTTCCGGTGATGCAGAGTTTAAATCGCTTCGTGTTAATGAGTTTTTGGAAGCTGACGAGTTTAGATATAACCGAGTGTCTGTTATATCCGGTGAAGAATGGAATGCGCCGGGCGGCGGTATCATTGAATCGATTGATACGACTAACAAAATCATTACTCTTAAACTAGAACCGGGCGAATTGGCAAGCTTGGCGGTTGATGATATTTGCAAAGGTATATTCAATAACAAATCGGGCTTTCTGACAGCTTATTTTCGTATAACCGAAAAACTAAGCGATTCGACTTTTAGATATGTACTTCGGAGTGGCTTCTCTTATCATCCTACTAAGTTGATGCACTTCGTTGCGTATGGTAACTTCACGAATGCGGATCGGCAGAAGTCTAGCTACTCAACGCAAAGTTATTCCCGTTATCTTGTAGGTGTGAATAATTGGGAGATTACAAAAGACATGATCGCGATGCAATTAGGCGACTTGTCTAATTTGAAACTATTCGGTATTGATATGACCGGACATAGTGCGTATTTACGCAATATCTACATGACCGGAACTATCAAACAATTATCTAACGATGGGATAACCGAAGTTCCTGTACCCGCTTTTAAGGGCATTTGGACATCTGGTACATATTGGTATTATGATGAAGTAACACACAATGGTAGTACATGGATATGTATTGCGGACAAGACAGTTAAAGAACCGTCAGACACTTCTACGGATTGGCTTAAATATGCTTCTAAGGGAGAAACTGGTGTGAAAGGTGACAAGGGCGACAAAGGGGATAAAGGGGATAAAGGTGCAACGGGTGCGACAGGTCCTAAAGGTGAAACGGGACCGACCGGATCGCAAGGTATTCCCGGTACATCTCAGTTCTTCCATGTGAAGTACTCGGCGAACTCGAACGGTAATCCGATGTCTGATACTCCGAACACTTATATCGGTACTGCGGTGACAACTAGCTCGACCGCTCCGACCGGGTACGCCTCATACAAGTGGGTACAGTTGAAAGGGTCGCAGGGACCCAAAGGAGATCAAGGTATCAAGGGACCAACCGGAGCGGACGGTAAAACTACCTATCTGCATATCAAATACTCGGATAACGGTACGACGTTCACCGCTAATAATGGTGAGACTCCGGGCGCATACATCGGACAGTACACCGACTTCACGGCTACAGACAGCACGATGTTCTCCGCTTATACATGGACGAAGGTGAAGGGCGACAAAGGGGACAAGGGAGACAAAGGGGATAAAGGAGCAACGGGATTGCCGGGAGCTCTTATTCGTCCACGTGGCGAATGGAAAGCGAGCACGGCATACGTGAATGACTCTCAATATCGAGATACCGTTATTTATAATGGAAATACTTATTCATGTAAAACAGGTCATACCTCTGGGAGTTCTTTCGATTCAACCAAATGGACACTATTCAATGAGTTTATTAACGTCGCTACGCAATTACTAGTAGCCCAAAACGCTACGATTGACATACTAGGCACATCCGGCTTGTTTGTTGGTAATCTGTCAAAGACGCAAGGATGGTTAATGAAAGGTGGATCGATTAAGCACAATGTTACGGGAGTAGAACTGACAGCAGAAGGAAAGTTCTCACTTCCTGCAACGGGTGCGATGTTAGTTGGTGGTAAAACGTTTATTACTAGTGGTAAAATCGTGACTGATTTTATTGACGTAGATAATTTAAAAGTTAAGAAGTTAGATGGAGCTACAGGTACATTTAAAGAATTACAAGCGGTTGACAATAACGGGAAAATACAGGGAAAAATAGCTTTTAATGTTTCCGGTTCTGGGGACAATGTTTCATCTTCGTTTAATATTAATTTTTCAAAAACATGGGTTTCGGGTGACTTATATCATCAAGGATATAATTCTACAGAAAAGCGATCATTTCGTTTTTACACATCAGATTTGTGGTGTAGGGGTGAATTTGGACACAGTAAAATGACAAAAATGGAGTATTATGGTTATGATACAGGTGAAATATACTTCCATGTATACGGAGTTGGAAATGCAGGAGTCAGACATGTATATCCGGTAGATAATGGACAACCTGTAGACTGTATCATATTATCCGGAAATACTAATTATATCGCTTGTGTTTGCGATGCTAGTACACAAAAAATGATAGTATTAATCAATAACTCAAGTTACACAAAAAGAATAAGTCTCAATTATGCTAGTCAAGCTAAAACTGAAATTTCTCCTTGGTCTTTTAAGATCTTTGTAACAGGAGCTATGCAAAGCGGAGTAAATAATTTATTTGGTATGGGTTAATAACAAAATATAATGAAAATAGACTTTAGAAAAATCGAAGTAACAGATATCGAAGGGAATAAGAGTACTTTCGATATAAGTAAGGAGTTAGGTAATACTATCTATCAGAAAACCGCCGATTTGGGCGAATTGGAGTTAGCACAGAGAATCTATAAAGATGGTGAAGTCGAATTGTCGTCAGACGAGGCGGAGCGCATTAAAGAATATGTGAGAACTAACTTTGTTGCTGTTGTACAGATCGCAGTGAACGAGGCTTTATTGACTAAATAAGAGCTACCAAAATGAGCGTTAATGTGATACAAATAAAAAATGGACGAATGGTTAAAAATTATAGGAGCATTAGGAGGATTAGAGGCGATCCGCTTTACTGTTACTTTTCTAGCAAATCGAAAAACGAACGCTCGAAAGGAAAAGGCTACGGCGGACTCGATGGAGTTGCAAAACTTGCTTTCTATCATTGATAATCTGAACAAGCAGATCGAGCGATACGACGAGCGATTAAAACAACGGGACGAAAAAGTAGACACGATTTATCGCGAATGGAGAACAGCGCAAGCAGACTGTCAGAATTGGATGCGCAAATACTACGAACTTGAATTAGTCCTAAAGGATGCAGAACACAACCGATGCGATAGACCGGATAGTGAATGCAGCCGGAGAACTCCGCCGCGTAGACCGATAACTATTAACCAAAACAATAAGGAGACAACAGAATGAAACACTTCACAATTAAGGAACTTTCCCATTCCGATACGGCATTAGCGAAAGGAATTGATAATTTCCCAACGGCAGAAGCTATCAGTAATTTAATAAAGCTAGTAGATAATGTACTCGACCCGCTACGCGAGAAATACGGTAAGCCGATCCGCGTTAGTTCCGGCTATCGTAGTGCAATTCTTAATCGTAGCGTTAACGGTGCGACATCAAGCCAACATCGACTAGGAGAAGCCGCCGATATAACAACCGGAAGTAAAGACGAGAACCGGAAGCTATTCGAAATAATCAAAAACGAATTGCTTTTCGATCAGTTGATAGACGAAAAGAACTTTTCGTGGGTACACGTATCTTTCAGAGAAGGACGTAATCGGAAGCAAGTATTAAAGCTATGAAACGGCTAATTTATATTACCATGTTGTTAACGTTAGCAACATGTTTTGTATCCTGCCGGACTCAATACGTTCCTGTTGAGACAGTTCGCACCGAATATAAAACGCGTGATAGTATCCGGTTTGATAGTATTTATCAACGAGATAGTATTTATATGCTCGTAAAGGGTGATACGATCTATCAATACAAATACAAATATCTGTATCGTTACCTAACAACAAATCGTACTGATACGATTCTTAAAACCGATTCTATTCCAATTCCCTACCCGGTCGAAAAACAGTTAAGCCGATGGCAAACTATTAAAATGGAGTTGGGTGGGTGGGCGTTCGGAATTATAATCTTGTTTACTCTGATAATAATCGGTCAGATAATATTCAAATCTAAAAAATAATTAGTATATTTGTACATGGACGTGGGTATCCGTTGCATCATCTCTCTATGGAAAGTTGCTAGTTTTCGAAATCGAGAGGTAATACGTTATTTATTCCAAAGGAATGAGCCTCGACTAAGTGTAGTCGGGGCTTTTTTATTTCTTGTGTGAAATATCTCTTTTTGTATTTGGATTATTCGATTTTATTTTGAATATTCGTTTTGAATACTCATATTGAGTACTCATAATTAATATTTATAAAAGTATGATTAATAATTCTATTAGTGCTGAAGATCGTAATGGATTAAAGAGTCGTCTACAGCTTAGTTATTGTAAAGTTCGAGTTACTAGAGAGAATATAGAGAGTATTAATAAAGTTAGTATGGCACTTGATAATAGGATAAGACGTGTTGATGTTAACATAGATGATATTATTGGTAGTGATATATATCTTATTCTTGGAGGTGGAGTTCGATATGTTAGGAATAAAGACGAGTTAAATAAAAACTTGCCTGAAGTAGATTGGAATAAATTACTCAATGAAATAGATGAACACTTTGGTTAGTAATATATTAGTATATAGATAATAAAGCCCCACAATTCGAACTGTTGTGGGGCTATATAAGTGTTTAACCAGGTTAAAGCGATAACGAATTAATATAATCTATTACTTTCCTATTCGCTTTATCTATTTGCTCTAAATCATAGTCTATGTAAATTCCGGTCGTTTTGCATCCGAACTCATGTCCTAGAGCTAAAGATATAACATCTTTCGATATTCCTATTTTATGCGCTATTGTAGCCCATGTATGCCTCGCCCAATATGAAGTAATACCGGGAAATAAAATGTCTCTAATCTTTTTTCCGCCTAATCCTTTGCGTTCAAAGTTTCCAAGTTTTTGCAAACCTCTATTCATTGCTACCATATACTTTCTATAATTGCAATCGTTAGTTTCGAGCGTATTTAGTAGAAATTTATTTCCTTCATACCTGTTTATTATCTCCATTGCTTCCGGCTCGATTTTTATAGAATAAAGTTTTCCTGTCTTTTCCCTTTTGTATTCAATACGTCCATCTGTGATACCCTTTAAATGAAATAAATCTATTCCATTTATCCCAATTAAGTAAAACATTAGCATGAACATGTCTTGGTATTGCTTTTGATATTCTTCTCCTTTGAAATCTCTTAGTGTAATAAGCTGTTCCGCTTTTAATGAGCGCTTTCTAGTTTCCTCTCTTGCTATTTTGAATTTTCTGAACGGGTACAGTTCAGTTTCGTCGTTATCAATTGCATAATTAAAAATGGTCCTTATGTTTCTTAGGTTGATGGAGCAGGAGTTTATTTTCAATCCATTATCTAACATCCATTTTTCGAATGATTCTAGCCATTTTTTTGTCATTGTCTCAAACGTACATTGCGGATCGTAGGCGATGATCTTATTTTTAGTTGTTATATAGGTATATATTGTATTTTGTTTTGTTTTTGTTGAAATGAAATCGTCTATGTATTCTATGAATGTTTTGCTAGTTGATTCGTTTTTTATAGACCTAACAATGTATTCCTTTAGCGATTTATCGCTCATTCCTTTTAACTTTTGATTGTTGTCTAGTATGACTACTATCATTTCAACTCTGTTAATAAGGTTGCGGATTGCTACGTTTTTAGCTTTGTAATTCTTTGCGCTTTTGTTATACTCCGTTCCTGTCCAAGTTTCGGGAGTGGCGCTGAAATCAGTTCCTAATACTATTTGTCCTTTGTGTCTAAGGTACAATTTAATGGGAAAAGAACCGTCATTCTTTTTTCTGCGTGTGTCTAAATGAAAATAAACTGTTGCCATATTCTTATCGTTTTAGTGTATATATGCCGATGAATAAGGGAAGAGGTAGCTTGTAAAGCAGCAAATAATTTGCATTAAATTTGCATTGAACTACTTGAAAATACCCTTAAAAACCATGCAAAAACGATACTTTGAAAGAAAAGAAATGCAATAAAAAAGCCTCCTACAACTAAGTAAGAGGCTGATAATCAGTGAGTAGTGGGTACGAGAATCGAACTCGTATTACATGCGTGAGAGGCATGTGTCCTA